ACTGTATGGACGAATAGGGTACTAATACTAATGACTTAGAACTAGGCGAGGAACTCGTCTCTTTCTATTTCATTCTTATTAGACTTTTCACCAAAATATATAGAGGAGTCTTTCGTTTTTCTTCCTCTATCATATTCTGGTTCAAAGTGTGTAACAGACCAGGAAGGGTTTACTGCAGTCACTAACGAAGTTAGTTTCTGTATGTCAACCATTTCAGGTATGTTATACAACATGTAACCTTTTCCAGATTTTGTTTTGATGGGTTTGCAGTTCAACACATCATAAATAAAGTCTGATAAAAGGTTTCTTGAATCATTGGTTTTAGTAGTCATAATTGACTCCTTTCGTTTTATTGTTAATTATGGATACTATAATGATTATAGCATCTCAGTATGCTAAGGGGAAAAGGTAAGCGAAGTACCCGAACCAAGACGGTGTGTGTCGTCGAAATTTCATCTCAGATGACCCCCCAGGGGCCTGAATTTCGGGCGGGTACCGCTTAATGTATATCTAGTGCACCCATTCTCGTTATAATTTTCCAGAAATGGTTGTTTTTCAACGATTTAGGTAGGGTGCTTGTCTATTTTTTTGTATTTTTAAAAAAAACACTTTGAAAATATATTTTTTTGTGTATTTTACTACGTAGTAAGTAATCGATAGTAAGTAACGATACTTAGTACTTTTAAGATAAAAGACAAAGACTAACTATAACTTAGTAAGTATAGGCTATAAAAAGTTTTTCTTGTTTATTATTTTCTATGTTTCGTAAATTATAGCAGTATATATACAATTTTTTTAAACGTTTAAACAATTAGGAGTGTAAAAATGGGATTTATGGATAAGTTTGGTACTGGGGAAGGCTGGTTAGCTAAAACCTTCAGTAAAGAGGGAAGAAAAGCAAGAAAAATAGCTCGTAGGGATAATAATCCAGGGACAGCTCTTGCAAATAGAATGCAAAATCAGATAAATAGAATGGAAGGCACGGGTGGTCGTATAGGAGATGATAATTATAGGAATCCTTTTAAAGGAGATGCTAATACAGGTTATGCTAAAGGACAGGACGATGGCTCAGGTTTAGGAGATTTATCTCAATTTAATGTTCAAAATAAACATGATGTACTGTCTATGCAAAAGAAACTATTTCCAAACGACCCTTCCCAATGGGATGGTATGTTTGGTCCAAATACAGAAAAAGCTTATAGAAATCAAGTAAATACTTATAGACAAGGTCAAGGACTTATGGGTTATAATTACGGAGAAGGGTTCGACCCTAATTCTATATCTGGCAAAATAACAAATACTGTAGATAATGTTACAGATTTTGCTCAAGACTATGCATCTGGTAATCAAGGTGTAATTCCTGGAGACCAGTCTTTTATAACAGACCCTATAAAAAATGATGTTTATCCTACATTGTTTGGTTCTGACTATCTTTCAGGAAACCAGGGATATATTCCTGGAGACCAGTCTGGAATAAAAGATTATTTATCAGGCAATCAAGGATACGTGCCTGATGCTATACAAGAGAAAGTTGGCAATGTAGGCAACTGGCTTTCAAATAAATGGAATAATCTCTGGTAGATGGCTAAGAATAAAGATACTAATCCAAGATTCGAATATTGGGACTCTCCTTGGAATCCTTTAAATTTAATACCAATGGTTGGTAATGCAGGTCATGCCATAACTGGAACTGTTGTTGATACTTTTGTAAATCCAACTAGCGGAGATGGTATAAATGAGGCTCTTACTCAGTCTGGAAACTGGGAATGGGACTTTTCTCCTATAGACGCTATTGAAAGCCAATTAGCATATTCTACTGGCTTACAGGACGCTCAGCCAGGTTCTTGGGCTGACCATCAAGGGCAAATGGAAGAAGAATATGGCCCTACAATTTACAGCGAAGATGACGGTTCTGTTATACATGGTAAGGATTTTTCTGGAAAGTATAGGGAATATGACCCAGTAAAGAAAGATTGGGTTATGAAGGATGGTCCTGATTACTTAATAGGAAAAGGCCCTGGAGACCCTATTTATGATGCTTTTATTAATGATAGGCGTGATTACTCTGATAAGTTGTACGATAAAGATGTAAAAGCAGAAGAAAGAGAATATGCCGAGAAAAAAGAAAGACTTAAGGAAAGAAAAGAATCTATGAGAAGGGCTGCTGATAAATTATCTAATATGTGGAATGAGATTCAGCCTTATCAATATACAATTTAATTAAGGGGTAATTATGGGGTTGGTTGATAACAAATGGGAAGGCTTAATGAAGTCTTTCCTGACAAAGCAAGGAAAAAGACTAAAAGTACCTTCTATCGGTAAATTTCGTGGATATTTAATGAAATTTGCTAATTTTGTAATTGAGATAGAGTCCAGTGGGAATGTAATGGCAATGCCTAAAACATCTTCTGCTAAAGGACTCTTTCAGTTTACAGATGCTTCAGTTCATACAGCTAAACAAAGAATGGTTAATATGGGCTTTGATGTAGAAGATGTGAGGGAGGTTGATTTAAATCCTCAGAAATGGTCTATAGAAATGGCATATTGTGTTTTCTTTGCTAATATGTTCGCACAAAGAGGTTCAGATAGGCTTTTAAAGCTTATAGGAGAGGGCAAGGGTATAGGTCCTATGAAAGATGCGTATTATAAGTTTCATCATACAGCTCCAGATGAAGCTACTGAAGCTAGAGTCAATAAAATAATGGTATAAAATGTACACCATTGACATCCATCATAAAGGCGATGAAAAACCTACAACATATATAATTTTCAAGAAAGAAGAGGCAGATAAAAAGAATGTCTCTTATAAATATTGGAGGGAAGCAGATGAAGGGGAATATGGGTTATCGGACGACAACTACGTGGCTAAAGTCATCTCCAAGTCCGCTTATAAGCCTACTAGCGTTTATATTAGGTATCCATTTGGTTATACTTTTTATAACCCCAATTATACTTCTGTTAGGCTTAAGGCTAGTGGCAGGAAGTCTAATACGACTATTTCAGGAAAAACTAATTGGGAAGTCCTTGCAAATGGACAAAAGATGAAAAATCTAGCAATGGTATACGCACAAACTATGGATTATGACAAAGCAATAGAACACGTTCTAGATAATCCCACTAATAATCAGAAGATTATGTGGAAGAGAAGAATGAAGAAGGAGAAATTTAGCGATATGGTAAGAGATGAATTGCAAAAGTTACTTCAAGAACATGGCTTAACTGAAGCTTATACTTTAGAATTACTTGAAGAAACTATAAAGAAAGCCAAAGACAAAGGGGATGTTACCAACCTTATGCGTGCTGTTGACAATTTACAAGATATGCACGGAATGAAGGAGAAACATCAAGTTAAGGTTACTGAGCAGATAGAGGCTACTAGTAATACAAAATTAATAGATGATTTAACAGAGACTGAAGAAAAGCTTATAGCTACTAAAACTACTACTACAGAGGAATAGTGGATTACGAAGAGCAATATGAGCAGATTCAAGCTCTTAAGAAGTTAAAGAATAATATGGCTTTATTTGGAAAATATTGTTTTCCAACAGCCTTGAAGAAATCAACCCCACCTTTTCATACTAATATTTATAAAGATTTAGCCAATGATGAGAAAAAGAGAGTTTTAATAGCAGCTCCAAGGGGTACAGCTAAATCTACTGTTACTACACTTATATACCCATTATGGAAAGCAGCTTTTAAAAAGACTACTGAGGATTTATTTATAGTTATTATATCAGAATCACAAGCTCAGTCGATTAATTTCCTATCTCGTATTAAATATCATTTGACTTTTAGCACTCAATTTAAACAAATATTTGGAGACTTAGGTCCAGAAACTGCAACTAGATGGACGCATACAGACATTATACTTGCAAATGGAGCTAGAATGGTTGCAGTTGGTACAGGTCAAAGAGTTAGGGGTTTCTTACAAGGTGATACTCGTCCTAATTTAATTATAGTAGATGATTTTGAATCTGAGTTAAATGCATTTACACCAGAAGCTAGAGCTAAAAATAGAAAGTGGTTAACAGAAGCTGTTATACCTTCTTTATC